TCACGCAGAAACTAGAACAACTGAAGCGTGACATGGACCGTGGAGAGCATCTAGATGATAGTTGAAGGAACCCATCACACACTCACTTTGGGTGTAGTAGGTGCAAGCTCAGGACTAGAAGCCTTTGACTATACTAAGTGGTCAGCTATTAATACGTGTCCTACATGGGGCATCACACGCTATCAGATGAACTTGCGTATGCCCGGTGGGGGTCGGGCACTGGCATTGGAAGCTGGTCATGCACTGCATGAAGTGTTCTCATGGGTGCGTCTAGCTACTCTCATGGATCAGTGTGAACAAGCAGGTAAGGACAAGGTGTGGCTAGATAGGCTGTATGACTGGCATGGCATGAGGCTATTTGGCCATGAACGACTAGAGCATCTGACCAGTAAGATAGAAGATGCAGATGATCTACCAGATGCATGTAAGCGTGGTGCCATCGCTCTACTAGACACATCTGGCTATTACGATGATCCACGAGACAAGAGACGCACTCTCTCCAACATGGAGGAGGCAGCGTATGCGTATGTTAATCGCTGGCGTTTCGATCATCGCATTTGGATGCGGGACTATGATGATCCTACTTCTGACGTTGGGATCGAGATACCATTTGAACTCTATGCTACGATCAGTGGCATGGACTTCTTTCAGTTTAGGTTTGTTGGCCGCATTGATGGGATTTGTTATGATGGTGGGGGTAGGCTCATGGTAGACGACAACAAGAGTGCTAGCCGTTTGAGTGATGCATGGTCAGCATCACAGATGACTAGTCATCAGTATACAGGATATAGTGTCGCTGCATCATTCTTCACACAACAGGTGGTAGATAGATGTAGAGCAATAGGACTTGCACTACCACAGCCACGATCGTATGATTATGGTGGCTTTGTGACTGAGAGCATGGATCGAGGCCCACACCATCTACAACGATGGGTGGACTGGATCGTGCATACCATGCGCATTGCCCAAGTCTATCATAAGGACCCAGTAGGAGCGCCCAAGTATACTCACTCCTGCAATCGCTACTTCAGGCCATGCTCACTCATCCCATTCTGTTATGGTGATGATGACGAGCAAAATCGCATCCTTGGAGAGATGGAGTATGATGAATGGAGTCCATTGGAGAAGGGAGTGCTAGACGGAGTAGGAAGCGAGTAATACACACACTCTGGAGGATAGTCATGGACGAAATAGAGTTCGCACAGACGTATAACGAGGCTGTGTCCGTTGTGGACAGTGAGCCAAGGAAGGCTGCACTGCTCACATTGCTGCTTGTCAATGCATTGCGTGAGATGATTGAGGAGATGCAAGTGGAGGAAGATGAATAGTGCCAGTCCCTCCTACGCCACAGTTTGGTAAGCCTACATTCGATGATACACGCATGTATCTTCTGGTGTGGGGATCATCAGGCTGTGGTAAGACCACACTCGCAGCCACTGCTCCTGGTGCTAAGGCATTCATTCAGTTTGATCCACAAGGCACTACGAGTATAGCCAATCGCAGTGACTACTATCTGTTAGATGTGAGCGGTGGCACGTTCATGTCTACCATGATGGAGTTCCAGAAGACTGATCCGTTCGGTATGCGTGCATTCATCCTGTCACATCCTGATGTAGAGACAGTTGTCATAGACAGCATCACCACCTTAGCGTTCTTGGCATTGCAGTATGCAGTGACCAAGGCAGGTGGTAAGTCAAACATCGAAGTGCCAGGCATGAATGGCTATGGTGTCCGTAACAACGTCATGCGTCGTGTCGTTCAAGTCATCATGCAGATATGCAGTGAGTTGAAGAAGCATCTGATTGTCATCACACATGAAGGTGCTGCTGACAAAGACACAGATGGGACAACGACTGAGATCACTATGTCGTTGTCATCATCATTGGCTAATGACGTATCACTGCGCTTCAATGAAGTGTGGTGGATGAAGGACACTGGAACTGAACGGATCATCTATACGAGACCATTCTTGGTATACAAGCCAATGAAGTCTCGTATGTTCCAGAACCGTCAGTCGCCACAGTTCACGTGGCACTACGATGCCGATGCACTCAAAGGTGAAGGCATCACTGACTGGTTCGATCAGTGGCAACAGAATGGAGGTGTGAAGATACCACTGCCTAAGAAATAGGCCACTGCTTTCGCAATGGCCTAAGTTGTTCCCTAGAGCTGTAGACATACACACAACCAGCCGATGAGGATGAGAACTCATGGCTCCCTCTTATATACCCACAACCTTTCAGGAGTTCAAGGTCCAATGAGTGGTTCACAGTCAATCATGCGCTTCTCGCAGGACATTGCGAGTGCAGAACCGCCTCCGCCCCTACCCGCACGTGCGTATCGTGCTGAGGTAGTCGGTGCATCCATTAGACCAGCCGCAACATCTGGAGTGATGTATCTCAACTTGCAGATGCGTATTCCTGCTGAAGAATACCCTGCTGATTATGTGGATGGTGATCCTGATGGCACCATGATTTACTACAATCGCATTCAGGCTAGTGACTCGCCACAGAACCGTTATCGGTGGCGTAAGGCGATGGAGCGCCTTGGTGGTCCTCTGTCTATGGAGATTGATGTCAACTCGCTCATTGGTCTATGGGCCAATGTAGAGGTGGTGCATCAGGAGTATGAGGGAGAAATGAGGGCACAGATTTCTAAGCTCCTCGACGCCTAATCTCTATGTGTGCGGTTGCAATCTGTGGCCGCACACACTACACTCCGCATGTGTAGTCAATCCATTGAGGAGGTATTATGTCCGCTACCGTAACCCAACAGCCTACGCGCGTCTCTGGCGGTGCACAAGGCGCTGCACCGAATGGACCAGATGGTCAGCCTGTGGTTGCCAAGAAGAAGCGCACCCGCTCTAGCCCTCTCGCACGCCCTGCATACATCGTTGTGCAGGTGCTTGATGAGAGTGGTCAGCCGAGTGCATTCGACAAGAAGCGCCTGAAGATACTGGCAGTGGAGCGCACTGCTGAGAAGGTCTTGGAGATGACTGAGGCTGGAGATCACCCGAATGCGTTCTACCTGCGGGTCATTGTCCCTGCCACCAATAGGCCAGTTCCTGCTGCCAAGGGGTGACAGCGCCTTGAACGTAGGCTAGAGGGAAGGGCCACGTATTGTTCGACGACAGCGTGGCCCTTTTCTTTCTGTGTCATTCGTCGCATTAGGAACGCACAGTATGTCAGCGGATTTGGACGCCATGTTCCCTACTCCTGCACCGCTTGTGTGGGATGAGTTGCAGCAACAGGCCATCGAAGCATGTTGTGATGTGAAGAAGCGCATCGTTGCCATCACTGGTAAGGCAGGCACAGGTAAGACTGTGCTGCTCAAAGAGGTAGCTAAGCAGTTAGAGGCAGTAGGCTACACTGTGCAGTCATCTGCACCAACTGGTAAAGCAGCCAAGAGGATACAAGAGGCAACTGGTCTGCACGCTATGACCAATCACCGTATGCTTGGCTACGGTATGCCACGTGAGATAGAAGTGGATGACGATAAGACTGGTGAGAAGAAGCTCATCAGCATCTCCACTGGTCCCAGATATAAGTCCAACAATGTGATGCCATACGATACCATCCTGTGTGATGAGTATGCGATGGTCAACCAAGAGATCAATCGCAACCTCATCGACGCACTCAAGGCTGGTGCTCGCATCTGCATGTTCGGTGATGTGAACCAGCTAAAGCCTATTGAGGAGGACAAGAGGCTAGATGAGCAACCATCGGCATTCCAGAATGCACTATCGAAGTTTGGCGGGATCACACTCGACACGATCCATCGACACGACGAAGGCTCTGGAATTGCTCGCAACGCTGCACTCATTCTGCAAGGAAGGATGCCCCGTGTTAGTGACGACTTCAAGATCAGGCAGACAGATCAGCCTGTCAATACAGTGCTTGAGTTCGTCAAACTGTGTAGCGAGGAAGGACATTCATACGCTGATACAGACCACCAGATAGTCACGTGTATGAACAAGTCATGGATCGGAACACAACGCCTCAACCTTGTGATCCAAGCACACTTCTGGGATCGCAACAGACCATTCCTTGACTTGCCTCGATACAGAATAGCAGGCAAGGACCAACCACCCATTCGCATACAGGTAGGCAGTAAGGTAGTCTACACTGCCAACACATACGACATGGATGGCTCTGGCACTACCTACGCCTTCAATGGTGAGGTCGGCATCGTGCAAGACATCAACCATGCAGAAGGCAGCATCGAGATAGACTTCATGGATCGCACCGTAGTCGTGCCACCACTGCTCATTGTGGTGAAGGACAATGGTGTGGTGCAGGAACAGGACCCACGTCGTAACATCGACTTGGCGTATGTCCTGACGACACACAAGATGCAAGGATCGGAGGTGAAGCATGTAGCATACGTATTGAATAAGTCTACGCTGTGGGGACAGTCCCGTAGGAACTTCTACACAGCAGTCACACGGGCACGAGAGCATTGCACCGTGTTCTGTGATCCACATTCGTTGGCCAAATCAACGAAGTTCACTGGATAGCAGTAAGGTCTACACACAATGGTCTTCACGTCAGTCAACAAGAGTTCACAGGGCGCCCATGCACACCGATCAGAAATCCGTATGGGATCACGCATCCAAAGTGAGAAGATCAAGACACGTAGCATCTACTTCTCCATCTCACAGGACATCATAGAGCAACTGGAGTGGAAGATAGTAGATGGTAGCACAGATCGTCATACAGTAGACATCTGTGTCTTAGAGGGCAGCATGAGTGATGCTGGCTTCATCATGTTGGCCAACCAAGGTGAGAAGGTCTACCACTTTGGTTCAACAAAGGGCAAGGGCAGTGTCACCGGCACAGTAGCCTTGCAGACCTTCAAGCACTACGTGTTAAACGATGTGACACAGGACATCACACCTGAAGCTGTTGAGTTCATAATAGTTGATAAGGACAGAACCATCCTCATCCAATGTCCTGATTGGTTACGCTACAATCCGTTGTCTGCACCTGAATCGGAACTGATTGACGATGACAAACTCACACTCAATCAGGAAGTTGCCATCGCAGTGGCTCACGAGTTACTAATCAACAAGCCAAAGCGTAAGCAGCTAGTCACAGTCCATCCCAACTACGATGAGGATGCACCCGACGTAGTAATAGCACCTGGTAAGGATGCTAATCTACCTGCCATGAACAGGTCAGAGCGTCGTGTGTTAGCTAAGAAGGTAGCACAAGCTATGCCTCGCTCACGTCGTTGACTTCAACTGGTCCTCATCGCAAGGTGGGGACCTACCAAGGACATACACACATGCTAGACGAAGACGAAGAAGACAACAAGCAGATCAAACTGCTTGCAGTCAAGATCATGGACCTAATCCAAAATGAAGGACTGTTCTATAAGCCAGACGTCTTTCTAATCTCACTCATGTTGGCTACTGGCTCATCCATTGCTTCTCTGATAGATAGTTATGACGCAAGGCTCAGGGTCACTGCAAAGCTCACAGCCATCTTGCTTCGACAATCCTTTGCAGAAACGGATGTGCATCGTGATGTGCCGAAGTCAGGTGAGCAGGAGGACAACTAGATGATGATTGCACCAGTGAAGAACATAGCGGAGATGAACAATGAGCTTCGAGCTTGTGTCACTGCTGCTGGTCTTGAATTTGATTGCGGCGCTGGGGGTCGTCTTGATGCTTCTATCGCTATCGTGGCAGAAGCGCCTGGAGACAGAGAGGTTGCACTTAGACAGCCGCTTATCGGAGGCTCGGGCAAGTATCTCTGGGATCGTCTCAGGACTGAACGCATCACACGCAATGATGTCTACATCACCAACGTCTGCAAGAGGAAGCTCGTGTCAGCCGCAGAAGGACACGCTGTCACAGACAAGCAGGGGAAGATCACTCTCACTAAGCAAGAGCGAACCCACTGGAGACACATCTTGTGGGAGGAACTCTCTCGGTTGCCCAACCTGCAATACGTGGTTGCGTTGGGAAGCTATGCACTGCAAGCCCTGGTTGGATACGAGACTATCACCAAAGCAAGAGGTTCCGTATTCCCAATCGACATTGGAGATAGACGTATTCAGGTCTTGGCAACCTACAACCCCGCCCACGTGATGCGTGAACCACGTATGGAGATTGTGTTCCGCTTCGATCTAGACAAGCTAGACAGGCTACGCAAGGGGACGTTCCATGTTCCGGATATCGCTGCCACCATTAACCCCAGCTATGATGAGGCAATGGACTATCTGCGCTTCTTGCATACTCGGACAGAGCCCATCGCCTATGACATTGAGACAATGGCTAATGAGACTGCATGTGTTGGCTTCGCGGCAACCAACACGGAGGGTATGTGTATTAACTTCCGCTCGCAGGGGCGTAATCATTACTCACTCATCGAGGAGCGTGAGATCAGACTTAGCATTCAGAAGGTTCTGGCTGACCCAGTTCTACGCTTCGTTACACAAAACGGCCACTATGATGCAACGTGGCTCTGGTTCAAAGATCGTATCCGTGTGGACAAGCACTGGTTCGATACAATGCTGGCACACCATTACCTCTACCCGTCACTACCGCATGACCTTGGCTTCATTACGGCACAATATACCGACCATCCATACTACAAGGATGACGGCAAGCTCTGGAAGGAAGAGGGTGATATCGACGCCTTTTGGGAGTACAACGTCAAGGACTGCTGCATCACACGCATAGCGCACGAGAGGATGGAGCAGGA